CACGAAAATAACGGTAAGTTTGAACTTTTGCCTTGACTTGTGTGTTTGAGAAGAACAAGGACCATGGATCCATAATGTAAGCTTTTCCCCCATCGGGAAAAGCTGCAGTGGTTGCATTATCATTTGTCCAAGAAAAATGATCTATTTCAACGGGTCTGCTCAAGAAACTACCCAAAGGAACGTCTGGTGTATAACCAACATTATATGTATTATCTGGGGTAGTCTGAATTTGTTGCAACCAGGAATCAGAATGATCCCTAAACTCAACAGTTTGTGACTGTTCTTGAGGGTTGGCAGGAGAATGCATAGTTACAGACTCCTTCTCAGTGTCATTGACACTGGTATTATTATTTGAAGAATCTTGTGTGTTAGAAAGCTATTGTAAGCACGTAGGCTTTTCATCATCGTTGAAAGCTCAATCAACAATGGTATACCCTATATTGTGTCTTGGTGGAAGACTGATACAACTAAGTATCTACAACCCTTACACATGAAGGCCGCTTAACAAATACGAAATAAGGAAACATAAGTGCAAGTGGTAATCAGTCATGCGCATGTCATTTTTACCCGAATGGTACCTGAGTGAGTAATAACAAAACTCGAATAGTTTAACGACCTATTCAGGTCGGGATGAACTTGAATGGTTTGTCTGTTGATAAATCATAGGAGAGAGTCTGTAATATAAAGGTTTACATAAATGTTTGAGACGCTCTTTGTATGACGAATGGTTCATCGCGTAGGAAATAACATCTTGGGCATGATCTTTGAACCATTTCTCTACACATTCGTCAAAAGTACGATCCACTTCTTTAATGATAAAACCATGTTGTTCGCATAAGGTAATCATTTTTTGCTGACAAATATCATAAACTTCTCTACCATGAAGGAAAAATTCTCCCATGGCATTTTGTATATTACTTTGTGCTACTTCAAATTCGTTAACAGCTTTTGATTTGACAACGCAACTAAGACTTTTATATGTAGAATCACAATTCAAACTACCAACGCGTATGCCCAATTCAGGTATATATGTCGATTTCCTCTTGAGAAATTCACTCTCTTCAAGAGTAAAATATTTGATATCTTCTATATCAGATTTATCTGGAGCAGTGAATTTGATACCATAATGAGCAAGAACTTTCTTAACCCTAGCAAAGTTAAAAGACTTATAATAAGGGTTAACTGTGGACATAGCATCGTCACCATAGGTTATCAAATGACAAGCTCTATTAAATCTAATATTTTTATGAAGTTGCATTTGAGAATAATAGATATCATAAAAGGCACATCTAAAAATCAAGGAGTTGCATATAGAATTTGTATAAACAGTAAGATTATGGCCACTAGGATTTGAACCAAATAGCTGTATCACATCTCCATTCATCTGCACTATAGGGTAAATTAATTCCGCGTACAGTGAGAACATTATTTGACGGTCTCTTGTTGTGTAACGTGGGCATAGAGTTGAAATGTGGTGCAATAATT